CTTTTGTGATCTTATATCTATCCGAAAGTTTTTTATCCTTACACAAACAAACAATCTCTGCTTCTAATGGATGAAGTCCCTCAAGAATATTAATGAACATTGTTTCACGACGAACACCACTCATACTATCATTACCACCCTTAATGAAGTGATAGAAGTTCTTAAACTCTCTACGAATTGTGGTGTGTCCGTTCTTATCACTTGAACCCATTGAAAATGAATCCATTTCATGCATTCTACGAACTTCTTCTGAGATTTTAGTGGTCAGAGTTCCATTTGATGATGCCTGATCCTCAAATCCAGAATAAGGAACTTCTCCTTCAGGAAGCATAGAAATTATACTTTCATCAAAGTTCCAAATTAATGTTGCCTTCAAAGAAACATGTTCATACTTCTTCAGAACTTCTATCTTCTTTGCTTTACTTCTCTGTTTGGAAACAAGATCCAAAACCTCAAAAACAAATGGATTTTTTGGAAGTTCCAGTGATACTGCCTTAGTCGTTGTCGTTTTCTTCTTCGTTGCTGTCGTCATAGTTTTCAAAATTAAATGCGATTACTTCATCTGGAATTAGATTTCCTTGCTCATCAAACATTTCGGGATGATATCTTGGTGCCTCCCGATAGTTCATCATATATTCTCTGGCAGTCCAACCGACCATCAGTCCCACCATAAGAAATAAAACAATTAGAAATGAACCAAATACTAAACTAGTTGCTAACATTTTTCTTACTCCGGGAGATTAATTCTCTTTTTCTTGTGCTGATAGAAAATTCGAAATAGATAGTTACTTCCCGTCTTAGAAAGCAGACCATCTTTTCAAAGATGATATGAAATGGTTTTGTCTGCTTTCTCTTACCCCCATTAAGTAGGAAATCAACACCACGATTTCTGTGGTCTTCATTTTTATTTATGTTAAGACTTGATGACTTGGTGTTCTCTGAGGAATTTGATTGTGTCAACACAGCCTCCCAATTTTTTATTATCACATACTACCTGCGGAAAAGTAGAACCCTTACCAAATTTAGCATAGAATTCCTCTCTTGTAAAGTCCTCTTCAAGTTTATAAGATACAAAATCTGTACCGGTCAATTCCAATACTTGTTTAATCTTATAACAGTGAGGACAATTTTCTTTTGTGTATACAATAAAGTTCATTTTAATTATTAATTTTTTTAATTTTTAGAATCGTAAAACATTCAAATATTATAACAACTTTTAGTCGAGTTGTCAAAAATCAAACAACATCAACTCCATATTTTTGAGATAAATTGCGATTAATTTCATCTAAACTTGGTAAACCTTTTACCGTAGCCCAACATACAATACTGTATCTCTTTCCTTTTGTCACTGGTTCTACTCCATGCATATAATAATGACTCGAAGGAAAACAAACCATCATACCAGGTTCTGGTCTTATACGAATATGATGTTCTGGGAAAACAAAATCTCCACCCTCAAAATCATCATTTAAATAGAATACCATAGAGAGATCCCTATCTATGGATTTTTTCCAAATCTTTTCACCTCTTGGTGTGACCCAAATACCCTCAGCATCAATATGGGGTTTGTAGTGTCCACCAACTTCATAAGAAAGAATCTGTGGAATTTCACTACTGGTTACTTCAATACCATAAAAAGGATTAATGACTTTTTTTACGGTGTGACGAAGCAGTTCTTCAATTTTAGGAAATAAATTTTCCATAGGAACAGTTTGTGTGTCTCTTGCACTCTTATCAACTCGCCATGATTTCTCACCTGTTTTATTCGTTGTCTGAGGATCAAACACAGACAGATCTTCACAAGTAGATTTTTTAATGTGTTCGACTATCTCTCGAATACCTTTAGGAGAAATTATGTTGGGTCTAATTAGAATATTTGTTAATGGATTATCAATCATATCAACTTTCTAATTTCTTTTGATCCTCTTCTGGAGAACTAGAAATTATACCCAAATTTTCACCAGTAACTTCCTGAATACCATCTAAGACTTTCTTCTGAAGATCATTTAGAAATTCCATTTTACCTTGAGGACCTTCAATAACTTTATTCAAAGATACATAACCTTCTGGCAACTCATTTCTCTTGTCTACAATCGCAGGTGCAGAGGCACGACGCATACTATGCAAATTACCAATTGAAATACCAGTTTGTGCCGAAATCACTTCATCCATAGACTGATCAGCAAAACGACGTTCCCAATACTTTCCATTAGATTCAAGGAATTGTTCTCTGGTGACTGGTTTGCCTCCATTTTGTTCAATCAGTTTATCAAGGATTTTATCCATATGTTCCATCTGATGAAGACGATCACGAATCTCAAGTTCACAAGATTTTAGATAATTAGTTAGTGACAGTTCCTCTAAATCAAACCAACATAATCTTCTAGATTCTCCTTCACCCCAAAAAATTGGTTGAGTTCTATCTTTATCCGACCACTTATAATCAAACTCACGAACTCTACTTTTCATTTCAATAAGTTTATGCATATAACCCTCTGCCATTTGACGACGAGATTTTATAATATGCTCATAAGCAACGGGAAGAGTATGAGTATCAAGTAGTATAAATTTTTCTATTTGAAAGTTAGTTCTTCCCTGTGCAAGTTCCTTATCACTCTCTTCCCACCTTAAAACATTCGCAAATGCTTTCTGAAGATATTCATCATCCATCACCGCCTGTTCAGAAGTAATAGGAGTATAAGACAATTCAGTATTTTCTATAGTCATGGGTTCTCCACTTTTAATTTTAGTAATCAGTTCTTTCCACTGGTATGCAATTTTTTTCCAGTCACACTTCTGCAAAATATGATTAGAAAGAGACCTTGAGATTTGGTTATAATATGTTTTATTCTCTTCAAAATAATCTAAAGCAGTGCAACAAAACTCTGCAAAGGTATTTAGAAAGTCCTCAGTAACTTTGTATCCCCTAGTTGTTCGGGTTCCATTTAAAGGAACAACCGAAGCAAAATTTTCTCCTGCTACTTCTGAGAGTGCTCCAATATTAGTAATGATAGGATATGCACCACACCTCATTGCCTCTGTCATTGATACACAAAAGGTTTCTTCCCAAATGTTTGGATGAATAAAAAATGCAGCATCTTGATAATGTTCTACAAGTTCTTCTTGATCCACTGCCGCAGAGTATTCTACATTAGGAAGTTTTTTTAGTTCATCATATAGTTCAATATATGGATCATTTTGCTGACCATATAAAGACATTGATGAAAAGATTTTAAACTTTGCATCAGGATGTTTTGTATGAATTCTCCTGATAATAGAAGGCATCAATTCTAAACCTTTATATGGAATAGAAGTATGAATAAAAGTTTTAGTTTTATTTCCAGAATAGGTGAAGATATCATTCACTCCATTTGAAATAACAGTAATTTTATTTTCTGGAACATGATGAAACTTAATCAGTTGCTCCTTTGCCCAATGAGAGGGAGTTACAATATGATTTACAATCTCATGATTAAAATTTAAAAATACATATTGATCATATGCATGATGTGCCCATAAGATTTTATATGTTTTATTCGATTTTTTCAGTTCCTCTGGAAGATGAGATACTTCTACATCTTCAGGAAATTTATAATGTTGTGAAAGATAATGAAATGAACTTTCAGTTGCTCCAGACTTCATAATTATTCAGAAAAAACATGTGAACCAACGTGTCTCAATTTGATTGTAGTATCTAGCCAATGAGTATATCCTATCATTCTAGCACGATAAAAGAAACTTTTATCTTCCGATACAAAACTATCTCCAATCTTTTCTTCCATAAAAAAATGATACGAATTATTCATCTCTGCTTCGGTTGGTGGATAATTACTATCCTTAGTTGATGGTGTGTATTTAAGATATGGAAACCTCTGAGCAATATCAATAAAGACATTGCGTCGTATCATCACAAACCCCATACCATTTCCACCAACCTTAAGTAAATTACCTTTGCGTTCTTCTGGTTTAAGAACATCAACACAATACCGAATGGGTATTGTCTTCATTGGATATGTACCAGAAACAAGATCCTGATTATGACTCAATAATTTTAGCACATCTTCTGGATTAAATCCAATATCACTATCAAGAAAAAACAGATATTCATGGTCTGTATTATTAATAAAAAAGTTAGCACACTTTGACCTTCCATGAGTAATCAAGGAAGAGTTTGCCTGTGTCAAAAGACCATGAGGAACATTATTTCTTACTAAGAGTTTGCCTAGATTAAACAAACTCATAGTTGTTGCCTCATTCACAATTCCCCCATGACAAGGAAGTGCAATCATTATACTCATATTATATAATCAATCTTTTGTTTATTATAGCACTAATTATTATGTAGCACCATTTGCGGCCGCATTAAATGCCGTGGGATAACTGGAAAAGTTGTTGGGTGCAATAAAACTAGATGTTGCAACATTTTGAGCCTCAGCAGTATCATTGGCAAAATCTATACGGATTATGAAACTATG